AAATATTAAAACAGGCTAAAGAATTAGGAGGTGTAACAAGGTGAAAGAACTATTAGAAGCAATGATTGAGGTTAATGATCTCAACAAATCAAAAGGTGTAACGCAACGTGGCGGTAAAAAATACACGGAAGTATTTGTACGCATAGAAGCATTTAGAAAAGCATTTGGTACTAGCTTGGGCGTTGAGACTGAAATAGTTGCTGACAACGGTAAAAATGTTGTGATAAAAGCAATGATTAAAAACAGCGATGGTATGATAATTGGATCGGGATATGCTGAAGAAGTGCGCGGAACGTCTAACGTAAACAAAACATCTGCGATAGAAAACTGTGAGACAAGCGCTGTAGGTAGAGCGCTTGCTAGTCTTGGTTTACATGGTGGTCAGTATGCTTCTATTAATGAAGTCGTTGCAGCGCAAAGAAAAGAAGAGGTGATAGATGCAAACTGGGAAGCTTTTACAGCTGAAAGAATTGCAGAGATACCAACCATTGCAAATTTAAACGAACTACAACAATGGGATGATCATTTTAGTAGCCAGCTTGATAGGCTACATTTAGAAGTTCCAAAACTATACGATAAAATACAACAAGAAGTTAACAAAAGAAAGGCGTTCTTATGAAACCACAAATGGGAAACAGTAACTTACAAATAGAAGGGTTTATGAACAACGGACAAGCCGTAAATATGACAGCTGCCGGATGGATTAATGAACCTAAAGAAATGAAAGGTAGCCCGGAAGCAATGGCTGCAATCGAACAAATACAAAGTTTAATGCTGCAACATAGATTAGTAGTAAGCTTTCAAGTGCGCGCAAAGCAAGGTGATGATCCTACGCAATGGCCCAAAATAGGAAGCTGGACAATGTTCCCCAATCAAAGAGAACAGCAGCAACAACAAGCACCACAACAACAACAGGCACAACAACAATGGCAACAACCACAACAGCAAAGTGCGCCTTGGAGGAGCTAAAGCCCTACCCGGCGTTAAAGAAGAAGTTTTACGATGAAATGAAGGAGTTGGTTGAGCAGTACAAACACTTGACTATCAACAGTGCAGCTAAACAGCTTGGCATTGATCCAACAAACTTACGAACCTTAGCGTATAGAATGGGAATACCGTTTGAACGCAGTAATGGAAATGGAAAAACAAAAGTAGATGAAATGACGCGTAAGCGTCACATTACTTTACCTAATTTTCCGTGGGAATAAATCGTGGGGCAGACGGAGGTTCTGCCCCTGATAAACAATAATAAAACAATGAGGTGTACACAATGATAAAAACATACTTTACATTTTTAATGATAAGCTACGCAGTGCAAGGCGAATTAGTATCAACAAGTTTGTTGATGCCTAGTTACGATAGCTGTAGTCACAGCAAAGAAGTCTTTTACGAAACTTTAGACAAAGCATATGGCTCTAAAAACATACATATATATTGCAAAGGCACTAACGTTATGTCAAAAGATTATATTAAACCAATGCTAAGACCATAACCTACTTTTTGTTCATCAAAGACTTTTGCTTTTTGTGCGACAAGACCTGACTGCTTTTTGTGTGCGTTGCGCCAGTGTGTAGCGTACCGTCCGACATTTTATGCGTCGGTCCTTTGTACTCTTTGCCGTTCGGCAAGTAATGTTTAGCTCCCTTTGCCATAGCCGCCATTCATTATAGATTTTTTAGGTTTACGTTTTTTTCCGTACATTTTACTTTCCTTTCTTTTTATTCATCATAGAAATACGTTTGCCTTTACGAACCGCTTCCCCTTTAGATGAAGCGCCCCATGCTTTCAATGACTTCAACAACGGAGTATCAGTACCATCTTTCTTTTTAGTTGGTCCCGGCATGTTACCCATACGCTGCAAGAAAGCTGCGCGTCTGCCGCTGTTACCAGTACGTTCGGGTGGTCTGGACATTGCGTCACCTATTCATCATTGATTTTTTCTTAGGTTTCTTTGCAGTCTTTTCTGCGTCTTTAAAATTCTTTGCGGTAGGTGCGCCGGGTGTGCCGGGCTTCCTCATTTTTTCTCCACTTCCGGCAGCAATTCTAGCCTTTTTTAACCTGATATTCTCATAAAGACCATGTTTCTTTCCATGTGGCATTGCTTTCTCCTATACCATTAACTCAAAATGTGGGCCATCAATAAACGGTCTACGACCTTGACTACGCCGTGTATCGACATAATCATTCATTGCAGCTTCCATAGTTCCATCCCAATGCGCTATGTTTGGCACAGTCCATGCTGCGCCCCACCTTACAGGAACATCACAGGCTCTTGCGCCTTGCGCCATAGCATCAGCTATATCGTCATACAGATTTAGCTCCCAGCTTGCCCGGCTACCAATGTAAGCCATGAGATCTACAGCTATACCATCAATATGCTTAGACTTCATGGTTTGACTTGCACCTTTTGCAACCAATGCTTTTTGTTCTTCAATGGTTCTAAGCCCACAAATACAACCGAAATCAATTTTACTTACACCGATTGCGTGTTTAACAACAGCAACCATACGTTCGTCTACACCTTCTAATCTTTCAAGGCTACGCTTTCCAAGTCTAAAAGTCATTGTTCAACAAACTCCTTTGTTCCACATAATCTTTCGTACACCATATCACTTGTGTAAGCTTCTGCCCACTTGTTTTCTGTGAATGTACAGAAAGCCCACAGATCATTTACATCTTGATCTATAATATCAAGCAAGTCTTGCTGCGCTGATACAGTACCTTCTAAATGTTCTATGTCGTGAACCATTCCACTTATATACCATACAAGAGCTACCAACTGAACAGCCATAGCAAAAACTAAAGCTACTGGTATTTTCATATCAGACATATCACTACCTCTTAAAGAACTTCTGTACGCCACGCACACCAAATGACGCTGAAATGGCGATACCTAAACTGTAAAAATACCAGTCTGGTGCTTTGGAGAGTTGTTCAAAACCGCGATCAACCCAACCTTCTGTTCCCGGTATCCAACATAAAATTAATGGAATACTTAGAATTATTACAAAATATTCGTCCTTCCAACTTGATTGAGAACCTTGCGCCATCATGCGTTCCCAATCAGCTACTGAAGTTTCTTTGCTTAGAAGTATCTTTGCTTTTGCTTCAGCCTCAGTTAACTTGAGCTTGGCATCAGCCGCTTGCTTCTGAGTTTTAGCATTTAACCAACCGCCAGCAAGTTCAGCAATTGGTCCTATGAACGCTTGTAACATTACTCACCCTCCATTTTTATACTTGCCTTCTTCGGCTCTGCCTTTGCAGCATAGGCATTAAATCCCATAAACGCAGCAACAACACCTGATGCAGCTATCACGTATACACTTGCAATATCTGTGATAAGACTAGCTGCTTTGTCGAAACCAAGAACAGAAGCTAACAATATAATAAACGGATAGATCAACATGCCAGCAAGTGCAAACCCGGTAAACCTACGCTCTGCATTGCGCTTTAGATCCCGGTCTATCATTTCCAAACGTCGATCTTCTAAAGCAATTTTATTCCATTCAGCACGTTCTATAACGCCATTACCGTTAGTATCTGCTTTGTCAAACTCTGTCATCCCTTCGCCCTCGCATATGCAATTGCAATTCTTTTGTCGCGCGTAATTATAACAACTTTTCCGTTTTCATCATAGATAATATATTTGCTGCGCCACTCTTTTAATATCACCGTTCAATTTTAATACACACTACTTTAGAATTATTACTGGTGACTAAAACCTTTGCTTGTACCTTACCTTGGTTGCAAGCTTCCTCATTGCTGTAGCTGTCTATATGGTAATGGTCGAATGTGCCACTTACCAGCTGTATCCATAGCAGAACCCACATCACCAGCGCCCTTGATATTTGCCAATGAAATAGAAAATGCAAAACAAAATACCACCACTAAGCAAAAAAATAAAACACCCAATAGCAAAGTTAATAGCCGCATCAATTTGCTCCTGTTTTTTATAAGCTGCTTCTTTTCGTATGCGCCGTTGCTCTGCCTCAATTCTTAAAATCTCATCCCACGCGCTTGGTCCGTATAAAAAACTGATTTCGGATCGGAGAGACTCCCTCATTTCGTCAAGTTTGCGCCTGTTGTTCCAAATTAAAATAGCGCTTTCTTCATCCGATCCTTTAAATGTTTTTTCCCAGAACGGTGGATTTTTTTGGCGTTCCTCTATGCGAGTAAAATCTGAAACAGCTTTCCCCCACGTAGCTAAAGAATTTCCCATTGACATGAGATCATCCCCGGCACTTATAGCTCCGCGTAAAGTTTTGTATGCGCCAGTGGCAAGGGCGATACAACTAACCGGGTCCATGTGCCTAGCTCAGATAAGTCATGCGTAATAACAACAGCAAGCTTGCGCCAGTTATACAAATCATTATTGCTTCCATGCGCTTAATACGATTATACAAATCTTTAAACTGTATCTTCATTTCAGTTTTTATTTCAATAACGTCTTTCTCAACTTCGTCTATTCGAGAGTGTGCTTGTGAAAGTGTGCGTGTACGTTTATCCATGCTCTATCCTTACGGTTTCGTAGGCCAATCAGCATCTTCCAAATTAGGCCAGTTGCTATGAGTTGGTAGATCACGTAGAGCTTGCCTATAAGTCTTCATGTTGTCTGCCATAGTAACGTCTGACATGGCATGCCAATCTGTCTCTGCAAGCTTTGCATCTCTGGTGGCTCTGTTTGATGCAGCAACATTAGTGTCTAGTGTAGTTTGATAAGCTGCTTCATGTTCTGCTTTAGTAGTCTTCTTGCCATCCTCGTCAGTCGTATCAGCAAACATATCTTTTGCTACATACTTCTCAACCCAGTTACCTTTTGCATCTTGCTCTACACCATCACGCACACTTGTTTGATACCCTGTGGTTGTGGCAGCAGGGCTTAATAATACGGCATCTAAGTCTAACGCATCTAAAGTGTTTTGACTCCACACCTTTGGCAATGACATCTTAGGGTTTGCAGCCCTCCATTCACCTTGGCTTTTAACTTCGCCTGTTGTTCTGTTTCTATACTCACCCATAGATTGATCCTTTCTTATAGGTTTGATTATGCTATTGCGTAGTAAATGTAAGTGCCAGAAGCTAGATTACTTGTAAGTGTAAAGCCTGAGCTAAGAGGGTCTATTAAATCAGTGTTTGTAACTTCTGCATCTCTTTCATTAAATAAAATATAAGGATCATTTCCGGCTACAATACCTGATGCTGAGTTCCAAACGTACCAATCATTGTCACCTGCTTCCATGCTCCTAATCATTACAAAGCGGCTTCCGCTAGAAAACCCTGCGTCTACGTTTGTATCTGAACCAGATGTATGACTTGTGCTTCCAATTTTAGAGATACCTGCTAATGTAGCAAAAAGGTAGGCTATGTAGGTTTCAGTTGACTTATTTACCCTATCGTTATTGCCTAAAGAAAAAACACTATTAGTTGGGGCAGTGTCATTCCAGTAATCGCTACCTCCAAATTGACCACTACTTAAATTCAACCTGATAACATTTTGCTCTGGATTAGTTCCGCTGTTTAAACCTGTATGATACACAGCCCAATCTTTTGTAAAAGACCTACTCTTCACCCAAATCATCTCCGCAGGGACTGTTAAGTTATGCGGAATAGTTCTATTGCTTCCTGTTCCTGTGTATGCACAAATATCGCAGAAAGAGGGTGCTCTTTTCCAATTGAACATTACATTTGTATAACCACTCCAATAACTTCCACGCACATACCCTGTCATGCTAGGACCATTTACAATATTAGATGATCCAGATTCTGCACCTGTACTATACGTTAAAAGGTTCTTGCGAAACTCGTTTTCTTTAGCAATCCCACGCACACGATCAATTACAATATTGCTTTGCGTGTCGTTATCGTTAGTAACTTTATCAATAATTAAATCAACAGGAAAACCAGTAGTGACAGTTGAGTTTGTTGAGCCAGAGACTTCTTGTACATTGAAAACCTTTGTTGCATCAGTTGGTGGATTTAATGGGCCACGCCTTATTGCTATGTATATATACTTGTCACCGTTGTCATTTACTTCGCTACCCCCAGTGACCAACTGAAAACCATTTGCATTAAAGGATAAAGGCCCACTGTCACTGGCTTCTCCTGCAATAGCATTTGGCTGTAAAAAGTTTGCGTTGTCACCTATATACATCCCACGAAATATATCGTGCAGACGCCACTCTTTAGCAGTCGAAACATTTTTTATTAAAACCCACTGCGGTTCAAAACCTAGATTAATTACTGGGCCAGTATTCGAGCCATTACCATCGTAACCCCCACAAGAAATCACTGGGCTGTCACCGTCACCCCCAAAGCCAGTTGCTGATCCGTCATTGGCGTGGTGTGCAAAGATATAAAAAACATAATCGCCACCCGAACTATAAAAAGTTAATTCAGTAGAAGTTGGCTGAACAACGGAAGTACCATTACCAAAAACAAACTGTGGAGCATTATAAGCTGATGTTGCATTTGTACTATTTAAAGCTAATGCACCAGTTGAATTTGATCTATGCCAAACATACCATTCACTAGTCGAACTAGTACGTTTCGATATAATCATGCCCGGAGTTTGACCCAAAGAATGGCTTACTGTATTAGCCCCTGCACTTGTTGAACTTACTTTAACCACATCAAAAAACTTAGGGGCTTTTCTAAAACTCCAAGATACATAGTTAGGATAATTTTCTGGATTATTTTCGTTTACATCACCTGATGTTGTACTCGATATACCAAACCCTGTTGAGCTATGAGTTACAGAATATGATGTATCGTAATATGCTAATGTAGTATTAGATAATAAAGCTTTATTATTTGCATCCCTATCACTGCCAAAGAAAAAATGAGACGAATTTCCATTACGTTTTTTAATCCAAACCAAACCACCTTCGCCACTCAAGTCCAGATTATTGGTGATTGTATTTGCAGAACCATTTCCGCTATATGTGTAAGTCGAATAGACCTCGTCTACATCTAGCCCTGCACCTCCTGCTGCACCTGCAACAGCTTTTAAAAGTTTAGCTAACTTTGCCATTTTTGGCTTCCTCTAGGCGGCCCAAGGTTGCCCCAAGCCTGTTGTTGGAGTTTTTTGAACACCAATATTATTAGCGATAGCTGTCTCAATACCATCTTTATCAAGAGCAGCTTGTGACCAAGCAATACAGTTAGCTTCCGTTACGCTGTCATACGCAATGAAGCCGCTACCTAATGCATCTGGCTCATGGCCTGTCGTGCCGTATCTAGACGCTGAGTAATCACCATCGACGCCAGTACAACGCCAGTGAATAGTAGTAATGCCACCATCAGATAAGTTACGCTCAACTGTAGGTATAGTCCATGTATATGTAATTGCCATTTTTACTCCTTAAGCAAATGATCCTGCATATGCTGCGTATACATCTGATCCAATTTTCCAAAGCACAATAGTATCTTTAGCGGTCAATGTAGGTGCAGCATTGCCACCTGATGAAACCCAATAGTTTACGGCTGTCCAAGCAACATTGTGTGACGCCCCTGCAAGTAACATTAGGACTACAGCCTCACCATCTGCCAAGCTGTCTGTAAACGTTACATCGCCTGTGAGGGTAACTGTTTGTATTGCACCATTATCGTAACTAAGAGCTATAGAAGATGCGTAAGATACTGTAGTTGTTGTGTCTACAACACCGCCAGACAGGTAGAGGTCTTTCCATTTTACATCTGAAGCACCTAAATCAGAAGCACCAGATTCGTTTGTTCCACTTTCATCAGTTGCGACCAAAGCATTATTCGCAAGGCGAATACCAAAGTTAGTTGGGTTTACTAAGTAAGGTTTGCTACTTTTAACTCCAATCCCACCAATACGACCATCATCTGCATAAAGCCCCAGAATCTCACCGTCACCATTTCGCCTGTTAAACTGAACAACCGCTGCATTGTTTACAACAAATTGGTTTGTATCATCCGAAAGCCTAACACCGTAAGAATTAAAACCAGTTGTTGATTTACCCACTAGCAAGTTACCTGATGTATCTACCCTGACCTTCTCTACGTTGGCAGTTCTAAAAATTAAAGGGTGGCTGCTTTTAGACCCAACATATGTACCGCTACTGTCAGCATAAAGTCTTCCATAAGCAGAGGTAATATCACCGAAGTCTATCATTCCACTAGACCCTGAGTCTACTGCAATGCCTGTTGATGTAGTGGCGAGTTGGGATTCGTTGTCATAATAAAGGGTTACTGCTCCATTAGATGTACCATTTAGTATGTTTTCACCAGAAGCATTTTGGATACGAACATCTGTGCCTTGAAGGTATAAAGAGCCTGTGCCACCTTCTTTTACATAAGAACCTGATCCATCGTGAAAAATCTGTAGGTCAGACCCTGCTCCAAAGATGGCTTTGTCGTTGTCTCCAAAGTTAATATCATTGCTGTTTACATCTAAGTTACCACCTAGCTGTGGGCTAGTATCATCTGCAAGAGAGCCAATGCCAGAAACATTAACAGTATTCCATGCTGAACCATCATAAAATTTATAAGCATTACTTGTTGTATTGAAAAATAAATCACCTTCATCAAGGCTACTTGTCGGATCTGAAGAGCCAACACGATACCGTTCAGCAAAACTATTAACACCAGAAATATTTGTTGCTACCGTATTAACATTAGTAATCGCACCACCAACATTGTTTACGTTGCCTATTGATCCAGCCACTGTTCCAATAGTATCAGTACCGCTTAAGTTTGTGGCAATCGTTCCAATGTTTGTAGTGTCTCCAGCAACCGTAGTAACATTAGCGCTAATCCCGGCAACCGTAGTCACATTTGATGCAATACCAGCAACCGTAGTTACATTAGCAGATATACCACCCACCGCATTGACGTTAGATATATTAGTAGCAACAGTGCCTATATCAGTAGCATCACCAGCCACCGCTGTTACATCTGAGCTAATCCCGGCAACAGTCGTTACATTCCCCGATATACCAGCTACTGTTGTTACGTTAGAAGATATACCAGCGACAGTACCAATATCTGTACCGTCTGCCGCAACGGTTGTTACGTCAGAACTTATACCAGCTACTGTTGTGACGTTGCTACTTATTCCAGCGACAGTAGTTACATTAGCCGAAATGCCAGAAACAGTATTTATATGACCTTGGTCAGTCGTTGTTGGCGTTGTACGGAGCCAAGTAGTTGTACCTAAGTTGTAAACCATTAGCACATTGTTGGTTGTATCGAAAAATAGCGCACCGTCTATAAGCGCATCACCGTCATTGTCTACAGTTGGATTGCCACCTGATGTAGATTTTGCTCCTAGGTATCGATCATCAAAACTATCAAGCGCAGCTTCCGATGCAGCTTGTGCAGTTTCACTATCGGTCTTTGCTGTTTCGGATGCAGTCTTTGCTGTTTCACTCGCGGTTGCAGAACTTGCAGCAGCGGTTGCAGAATTTGCAGAAGCGGTTGCCGAGCTTGCAGCAGCCGTGGCAGATGAAGCAGCAGCGGTTTGCGCTGTGGTAGAGGATGCAGCATCGACTATCAAGTCATACTTTGCGCTGTTTGCATTTGTTGTAAGGGGCTGAGAGCCGCTAGATGTATGCGCGGTATTTACCAAAAAGATATTATTAGTGCTGGTATCTTTAACTATGTCTCGTGGATTATAAGCTGTACTAGCTGCCCAGTTGCCACGAAACGTTCCTAGCTCTTGGGCGATTGATAAGTTGCCAGCAGCATCAAAACTAAACAGTTTGTTGGCACGATCTGTTGCAGAGACTGTAAACTCAGAGTTAGTTATAACGTTTGTACGAGAGCCCTTGATAGCACGACTAAGTTCTTCTTCATGTTTCTGCGCCATAAAGGTTAGCTTGTCTAAGCTTTCTTCTAAAGACTGCGCCGGGAACGGATCATTAGGAACAAGATCTAAACCTTGCGTAAGAGGCTGTTCACGTATGATAACAACCGTAACACCGCTTGCCGGGGCAGTTCCAAACACTACGTTACCGCCGCTAGCCGATCCTACACCTGTAACAGTATAGTGCGTTGTTATTGTTTGCGTTGTTTCCGTACCGTCAGCTGCACGTAAAATAACCGTAAGATCATCTTGATCAAAGATCTTAAAGGAGTAGGCAAAGGTTGTTAACGTGCCGTTGCCGCTAAATGAAACTTTATTTGTGCTACTAGATACTGTCATAACAAATCCTTACTTTGCGCAAAAATACCATATATTGTGTCTGTTGTGTAGTTCTTAATTTTCAAAAATGTTTTCAAGTCTTGGTTTGCGTTCTGGTGAAGTTTCACCTGTTCCCCACCAATAATCTTGTCCGTAGTCTTTTCTAAATCGTCTTTCCATTTTACGCATTTTCTTTCCAGCTTTAGGATCTGCCCACAATTGTAATTGATCTAAAACATTTCTTTCTAGTCCTAAACGTAAATACCAAATAGAAGAACCCGGAGCGTATCTGCCAGTAAATTTTATAAACTCAGAAGCTGCTTTTGTATCTTCTCCTTTTGCAACTTCTAATAAATTACCAATTGTTAATTTTCTAATATCATTTGCAAACCCCACAGTTGGCCCAGCAATTGTTTCATATAAACCACGTTCATATCTATTTACATCTGAAAATAAAAAATCACCATATATACCCAAGCCACCACCTTGCATAAAAGCAGCGCCCCAAAAATCTTCTGTGTTCATAGGACGCGGATCACGACCTTTTGACATTTCTTTTAACTGTAACGCTAATGCGCCCATAAGTGTTGTTGATATTAATAAATTAGTAAAGTACGCACCTTTGCCAGCCAATCCTTGTTGCGTCATGCCGCGTACTAAATGTGTATTAACAAGTGTTACGCCAAAGTTTTTATACATGGCAAATGATCTTGTAATTTCACCAGCTATTGTTCCCGGTCTGCTATCAGCTGTTAAAGCAACTCTACCGCGAATACTTGAAGATGGTACAGCAAAATTAGTTTCCGTATTTACCATTTCCAACACTCGCGTTGTTAAACTTTCAGCAACATCTGAAGATATATCTGTTCTAGATCTTATATCTGCCGGGCGTAAAAACTTAGCTCCACGCTCTTCATATTGTTGTGTATTCCTAATAATATCCCAACTTTGTTCATCAAACCCATAACGCTCAAAAGTGCGTTTAAAATTTGGATCTAAATCAGCAAATCTTTTATTTGCGTTACTTGCCATAGTACCAAGAAATTCCATACCAAACGCCCATCGACCAGCGCTTGTCATTGGCGATAGCAAAGAAGCGCGCATAACAAAATCCGCTGTTCTTCTTGTTATCTCTGGACCTGATATGTCTCCTACATAACGCATTTGACCAGCTGCTAAACTTGTCCAACCTTCGGCAATTAAACCTAGACGTATTGCTAACTCACCTTTTTCTTTTGCACCTAGAGGATTAAGTAAATCTAAATACTGTGTTATTGTTGACGTTTGAGGTATACCAGCAAACGACCTTGCCATACGTTGAAAATTTAAATCAGTTATTGCAGATATAGCAGCTGATCCTAATTGTGCAGATTGAAGTATCTGTCGTGTGCCAGCCATTGTTGCAGCGAATACACCATTAACAGGTTCGTTGTTTCGACCTGTTATAGCCATATACAATTCATCTATTTTTTTTGCTGTAGACCTTGCTTTGTTTTCTGCTTTAACGTCACCTGATGATTTTTTATTTAAAGTTTGCTTAAGAAAAGTAATTGTTGCATTCGGATTAGGACCAAGAATTTCTAATTGCGCTATGTCTCTTGACATATTTGTTACATGAGAAATCATAGTATCAAATGAATTAGGATTTCCAAACTTTTCTTGGTACTGCATCCAACTGTCTGCATCTGCAAAAGATAAAAACCTATGGTCTTGCCGCCTGTTTCCTAAAGATTTACCATTTGATGCACCGCCCGGCGTAAGTTTATTCATACCGTCCGATTGTATCGTTTCAAAAACATCACGTAATACAACTTCTAATTTTTCGTCAGAAAAAGCTAAACCTGTGTTTTCATCTATCATCTTTGTGCGGTCTAAACGCGGTGTTACAAAATCACGCCATGTTTCATATCCAGCTTTGCGAACCTCTAACATATCGTGTGATTGCGGCAATCCCCAATCCAGCCGTTTAGGTATTGCACCACCAGCCCGGTTAAAACGTTTACGCAACAACTCAGAAGCATCACGCCAACTTTGAGCTAACTCACGCGCGCTTATATCGCCTGTATCTTCACCAAAAATTTCACGCACAACATTTTTTAGTTTAGCTTTTTGCCTTACTTCACCAATTGTATTTCTGCGAAACGTACCCAAAATTTTAGACATTTCGCCAAAAGCTTCACCTTTTATAGCTTCTTCTCTTTGTGCAACACTGGAAAACCGTGAGTTACCATCTTGCTCAAAATGAGATAGTGCAGCTTTGTATATGTCTTGTTCACCTAATGACGTTCTGTAATCGTCAAGGTTTCTTGTTATTTGTTGCCAAGTACGTAGCTGCATAGATTTTTGTCTTTTGCGTTGCGTTGTTTTTCTTTGCAATGCGTTAAATGTATCAAGCCCAGCTTGCGATTGTGCAGCTGCATTATTCATTTTACCTTGGTATTGCTCTTCTAATTCATCAAACAAATCACGCGCTTCTTTCGCTTGGTCTTGCGTCAAAGCTCCTTCATTAACTGCGTCATCAATACATTTTCTAAAACTCATATCGGACACCTTGATAAACGATCAATCATTACATCGTCTTGATCTATTTCTGACAACAGTTGTCGCGCAGTAACTGTACGAGCAACTACGTTATTATCTGCATCAATCATTTGTTCTACAGGAAATTCTGCGTCCAACAGGCTTTCTTCAAGCTGTGGAACCTCTACGCTTTCCGCGCGTTCCGAACGCGCTGCAATAACATCTGCGCCGCTGGCTCTTGCGCTCGTTTTATTGCCCGGCTCTCCACTTCTTCGTAATCGAAAGTCTGTGTTGGCAAGGAGGCCTCTGGTATCTTCGTTGATTGGCCTAACTGCGTCTTTTGCAACTTCATTGTTGATGCGCGAGTATCCATCTGCAACACCTTCCTTTCTAAGTATATTATAAGTCTCTGTTGGTAAATTGCCAACCTTTTCTATATATTTTGGATCTATTAGCCTACCTGTTGCAATAAAGCGCGCAATCATTCTTCTAAATGCTTCGTCAACATTTACCACCATATCAACTAAATCAACTTCGTATCCGTTATCTTTTAAACGTTTTATAACGTCTTTTATTTTATTAGGATCAGAACCAACTTTCGGAACAACTAAATTATCACCTTGTTCCATTAAATCACTAAAAACCAAATCAGCTAGTACAGAACTTTCTTCATGCACAGCGCTTGCGCCAATGCCGTTGTTAAATTCTGGCAAAATCCTTTTTGCTTCATCAGCATCCACTATAGAAGCGCCAAGACTACGCGCTATTGGGTTTGCAATGCTACTTTTACCGCTTGCTGGTGGACCCATAATAATTACTGCTTTTCGTTCTTGCCGTAAAGAATTAGCTGCATACTCTAATCCATCATCAACATAACTAAGCGTCCTTGCTCCATTAATAAGATACTCTAACGCTTCTTCCGCTGACGCATCTATACGTGAGCCAATGCTATATTCTCTTGTTGCGTACCATTCGTCAGTGTTAAAGTTTGGTCTTTTTGCGGTTTCTGGCAAGCTGTTCATTGCGTCAACAGCTGTAACAATTGCCGGGTGTGACAGGATCTGTTCTTTTGACGCGCCAGTTTCTACTAGACGCCGCAAATCTTCTTGCAGCAATTCTGGTTCAGTTAAATCTGCTCTTATGTCTTCAGCGAGTGCTGCACTTTGTTGCGTTGTTGCATCACCATAAGGATCGTCAAACATATCTAAGTTGTTTTGGTCTTGCTCATTTCGTAACGCAACTTCTTGCGGTTCAGCATTGACAATGCGTCCAACATCGCCAACCTCTGCGCGTTCAAAGTCGCCCTCGTCAATTGCTCGTCTGACAGCGTTGAGAAAGCTTCTTGTAGCTTCGCCGTACGATCCTTGTTGTTTTGCAAGGGAAGCTGCATTTGAGAGCGCATCGGAGAGTTTGCCTTTTCTGTTTGCTTGGCTTTGGAGGAGCGCGATTGCTTTGCCATCTTCTACTGTCCTTTGTTTGTTTGCATCTTTTGCAAGCTGATTACCTTCACCTTCAATACGATCTGCATTACGAACAAGATTTTGAAATGCAGATTTATCTTTACGTAATTGATTTTTAGCACGTTCTAACACTTTGGCGCGTTCTAAAAACAAACTTTCTGTAATTACCTGTTCTCCAAACAAACTATCTTGCGTTTCTTTTGTAACTCCTGTTTCAATTACTTGACGCACAATGCTTTCCGCTTGGAATTGCGTTGATGGATTTGTTTTAGATAACACAGTCATTGCAGCATTTTGCATATCTGCATCAGTACCAATTAACCGACCAACAATTGCTCCGTATTCTGGTTGCACAACTTCATTTACTATCATGCCAAAAGCATTGTCGTTTAAATTTGCAAGACCTCTTGCTTGAGAAACAAACTGCGATCCTTTTGGAAAACTAGGATCATTTACTCGTTCTGGAGAAAATCTAAATATTTTTGCAGCATCTGTTACTGACCCTGTACCTTCGGATATATTTTTAAATGCAGCTGTAACCATTGCTTCTTCGGGTGTATAACCATCTACCTCACGCAATTTACGCCCATATAATACTACTTCTTGGGTAGGGTCTTGTGATTTTATTCTTTTAGCCAATCCTAATCTTTGATGCCCATCTGCTATAAACTTGTTGCCATTGGCGTATTCATAAACAGTAACTTGTCCAGCCGCGTCTGGGTTCCACACAGTTACATCACGTAAACGTTCTGTTACACCATACTGATCACCACCAGCTTTAAATTGAAATGTTTCGGCATCTACTTCTATTTCGTCTGGATCAAACTTAAATACTTGTCCATCTAAATTATCAGACTCAAAAACATTTTCTGGTTCTTTTATATTAGATTGCGGAGCGTCTGTTATTTTTGGTGCAACATTTTCTACTAATGCACGTTGCGTTTCTAATGTTCTTGCGTTGTGTTCTAGCTCTGCATTTGGGCCATCTAAAGGATTTTGCGCAGCGTTTTCTATTTCGCTATTGTACATAATTTCAGCGCCACGACTAACATCTGTTTCTTTAGCTGCGCCACTGTTTATTAAAGATCGGTATCCTTTTTGAAGTTGATCAGCTGTAAGCTCAATGGTTTTGCCGCCAATTTTTATTACACCCACAAACGCAGCACCAGTTGCCGCTGCTGTTAAAACAGAATTTCTAAACTCTTCGTACCCATAATCAAAACCAAGTTCTTTATACCATGCAGCTACCGCTGGTTGATAAGCTGCTTCTATTGTTGAGTTAATTAGTGCTTCTCTAAACATTATTCCGACTAATGTTTTTGCACCCAAAGAAATTGGTGATGCAGCTGCGCTTACCGATAAGTTTACCGGGTCTACTGCTTCCGCTGCAAAAGCACCAGCATAGCTTGCAGCTGTCGGCAAAAACCCTTCTGCACGATTATAAACATCTTCACCTTCTTTAATATCTTTAATTGATTTTTGTTTTGCATCGTTTCGTATTTTTGTTTTGTACTCTGGATCAAGAAGTAATGAAAAATCACCTTTTAAGTTTTCTAAATTATTACGTACATACGTCTGTATCTTAAATATTTTGCGGTCATAATTTGCACCGCCAGCATCGTACCAAGGAAGAGGATGGTCAAAGTTCACACCAGTTTGCGCTTCTAGCTCTTCAATTACGTCACTTAGAAAACCTTGCTCATACCACCGGGCAGCTAATGGTTGTGCAGCTTGAGCACCTTTGTATGCAGCTGTAAAGTTTTCAGCAACGCCTGTTGTGGGGCTTGCCTTGCTTGGCAAGCTTTCTGCAAAAGTAGGATCGTTGTCTTGAAAATTTAAAACGCTCATTGTGATCCTCTGTTTAGGATGCCTTTAGAAGAAGTTAACACACGCTCAATAACCATTTTATTTTTTGGTTTTAATCCTTTGCTACGTAAAAATGCTGCAACTGCTTCTTCTGTTATAGAATTTATATCAGCCCCTTGCGCTTTTACAAAATCAACAAATTGTTCCGTTGCTTCATACCATCCAATACTAACAGCGTTAGCATCAGACATTTTGTATGTTTCAAAAACTTGTTCTGCTAGTTTGCCGGTTACTTCTTTTTTGGTTTGTGAATTGTAAACTTTTCTAGTGCCAACATCTAACCAGTATTCTATATCTCCACTCATTTTTGTTCTATAAGCAGAATTTTGCAGTTTATCCCATGTTTTAGCATCTACAATGTCAGCATCTATTAACCTTGAGCCGCTTAAAAGTTCTAGCTGCGCTTTTTCTTCTTCAGTTAAATTTTGCAATTCAATATCTATTTGTGCAGCTTGTTCCGCTTCTTGTTGAGCAATTTCTTCTTTTTTTCTAACGTCTTTAATAGTTTGTAATAATTCTATTCGTTGTTTTGCTGGCTGTATTTCTTCATAAATAAATTCTACAGGTAGCCCGGTATCAGATCGAACAACTTGCTCATTTCCTACATCGCCGTACAAAAATCCATATACATTACGTCCTCTATTGTCTTTTCGTGAAACAAACACAGAATAGTTTTGGTCCGTAACTTCTTTTAATATTTCTTGCAAGTTTTCATTTCTTGGGTCAAAACTAGACAAGTTTGTTGTTTTCGCCATTTCATTAATTGTTTGCAAGTCTAATGTTTTAATAGCTTCTTCAAACTCTTCATCACTTGCATCTAATGGTCTAAAATACGATCTTCCATTGTAAACACCTACACCGCCACGCTCACCATCTTTTGAACCACCTAATGCGTAACTTATAATACTATTAAATTCTTCTTTATCCATTTCAGCAACATTTAACCCTTGTTTCAAAACTCTTGCAGAAATAATTGCTTCAACAGCTTGTCGCGTTGTATTATTTAATTGCGCTGCCATTCTTTCCGGCAACATAGAAAACGCACCTTGCATATAAGAACTAAATAAAATTTCTCCTTCACCATCAACAGCACTAGATAAAGAAGCTTTATTTTCTGCCATCATACCAGTTTGAATTTCAGAGACGGCAGAACTATTTATACCTTGTTGTTGCATAAGTCCGGCAATATGCCCAAGAAGCGGAGCATCTTTACTTATTTGCCTAAATAAATGTTGTGCATCTTTACCAAGCGCCGATTGTATAGCACCGATTGCGTTCCGTTGGTCAGCAAAGCCCATATTATCAAACACGTTATTTAACTGCACAACTTCACCATCGTCTAGAATTTTTGGTAAAAGACCACGCGCTGTACGATTATAGACACCATCTATTTCTCTATAAAGACTGTTTCGTATTTTTAAACCTTGTATGACATTGCCAATAGATTGCTCACTTGAAAAATCAAAGTTTATTCTTTTAAATTTACCAGCTAATAATCCGTTTTGTTGCGCAACTTGATACGGCGTATCGTCAATTCTTTTTTGAAATTTTGTTTGGTAATCTTCTAAGAAACTAATAACATTACGCTGACGTTCAGTTTCCGTTCCTTCTGCGCGTAAGTCATTTATATACTTTGTAATCTGGTTCGGGTTCATTTGCCGTACTTCATTACGTGCGGCAGTAATAGCTGCTAAATTTTCATACCCGGCAGTTATGTCTTTTGCTTCACCGGGCGGTAATATTTGAATAGCTTGTTTTACTTTTTTTTCAATATTATTGTAATCAGCTAAAGAAACATCAAACCCATCAATAATTGCTTTTGTGGCTTCCTCAATATCATCCGCTGCGCTTTTAGCAAAAACTTCTTGAGTTTTAAGTAAATTCTCTTCTTCTATTGTTTTGCCATCAATCGCTTGTCGTGTCGATCCTACTGAGTTTAAAATCTTTGCCCGGTCCTCTGGACGCAATCTTTTTAGTAACTCAACTTCTATTAACCCATCACCACCAGCATCAATTAGTTCTTGCAAATCATCGTCACGCAGCGCTTTATGTATTGCAGAAAACTTTGTTAATGGTTTGCCACTTTCATCTACAAATTTCTGTAGCCGTCTATACGCAACATTATTAAGTAGAGCATACTCCTGTTCTTGTAATGCAACTGGATCAAAATCTAGCACAGTTGATAATTTGTTACTTTCAGCCCCGGCTTCTTTTAATAGCAAATCAAGATATTGTACTGTTTCCGCATCAACAGCTTTATCTTCTTTATCTTGCAAATATTGCCTATGAGTAGCTTGCGTATCTGCTTCTATCTTTTGATCAATAACAGTTCGTAATCTAAAACGTTGTTGTAACTCTTGCCTAGAAAACGTTTCGTCAAACCGTTGTAATGCTGACCGATCAGTTCCAACACTGTCACGCATCTTTGTGCGAATACTTTCAGTTGTTTTATTCCACTCAGGATCATCTCCATCTAAGACGCCCCAAGGTTTTTCTGATTTACTAAGTCTATTGTATTCTTCTGCTAATTGTTCTTGCGTACCAAGTAACGCATTACTAAGTTGTGCCTCACGCGCCATCTTATACCGCATTTGTGCAAACTGCCCTACTTGGCTAACTGCCTCGCCAAAGACATTTCCTTTAGCTAGTGCTTGCTGCACATATGGTTCTGCCCTCATACGCGCAGTCATAGAACGACCCGGCGCTTGCGTAGAGATAGAACCTCTTGATTGATACCTTGGTATTTTCATTTTTTCACCTTACGCAAAACTAGGAAATTTTAAACCAGCATCGTAGCCAGTTCTAGCCGCCGATCCAAATCCCGAAATAAGACTTTGCATACCTTGCGCACGTAACGCACCAGCTGATGCACCACCTTCCATTCTTGTAAGGTCAGCCGTAAGTTGTACATTTTCTTTTGCATCGGCAATCTGCATTTGAGTAACGCTATCGTTAAATCTGTTAACAGCCATATCGTATTCAAATTCTCTAGCGTTTTGCCTTAAAACACGCATAGGCGTTCCTTGTGCAATGTCTATTCCAGCGTAGCCATAGTTAGCTATCACCGTTCCTTGCTGTTCAGAAAATCTAAATCTGTCTACTTTTTCACGCAATAAAGCATTTGCATTAAGTATTTTGCTTTGCTTGTCGAGAAGACCAATGTCTCTTTCAATCAAATCAGCATTAAAGTTTGCAGCTTCTTGCGCTTTTTCAGCTGCTCTATCAGCAGAATTTTTTTGAGATATGCCACCTATTATTTGTGAACCACCTACAATATAAGTAAAAGCATTAGCAGCCATTTTATATCAACCTTTTTGCAAAAACATTTTCTATATTCTCAAACCCAAGACGATCTAATAATTTATCAAAAGGTTTGTGTCGTTTGACGTTTATCATTAAGATAGACGCGCCGTATTCTTTTAATCTTTCTTCAGCAAATTTTATAAGCTTCCAACCAGTAAAACCTTTTCTATGTTCTGGTGCTATATAAATTATATCATTCTGTGCAAATATGTGATCTTGATAGTGCAAATTAGGAGCTACCGAAACAACAAAATACCCTATCATAATACCATCTTCTCGCGCTGTATAAATTTTTAACGCACCTATGCTTTCGTATTTTTCATACATATCCCAATTAGGATTAAATTTTATTATATCTTTATTTAACGCTATTTCTTCGTAGTGCCTTATAAGCAACGGAATAGCGTCTGCTTTAGCTTGGTTTAATGTTTCTTCTGCGTATACTACTGTCATTTGTCAAAAGTGTTAAGCCTTGGATAAATTGCTAATACTGTCATTGGTAACGGCTGTGTTTGACGTACAAATATTTTTGCATCATCATCGTAACCACCGGGAAATTCTATTTCTTTGTCACCAGTAAATAATGGCACAGCTGTATCCATACTCATAGAACTATCTCTAAAAAATATTCTATCTAGATTGTTGGCATCTGGCCCTACTTCGATACCCACAGTTTCATCTAAACGTAATGTAACCGCATGTATTCTTTTTGGTTTGCCTTGTGATGTGCCGTCTACAGATCCAGCCTCTAGACGTAAGGTTTGCATTTGACTCGTGTAACCAAAACCTATTGCCCCAGACGTAATGTCAAAATCAAATGTAACACCAGCGCTAGATACTGCTTTATCAGCGTGTGTTGCACCGTTAGCAAGTATAGATACCGTTTGACCTTCTAGGTGTTGCAACCCGGTTATAGAACCAGTTGCACTACCAGAGTACGACAATCCACTATCAACAAAAAATGCTGTTGTAGAAGCACTACCAAAATCAAAGTTTTTCATTAGCTCTATATAGCGTTTTGTCTGACTGTTAATAGTACGCTTCACAATCATATATAATTCATCTTCGCCGCTGTCTGTTGGTAAACTAATAATACTTTCAACAACGGCTTGACCGCTTCCAAAGCTACCTCCAACAACATGCTTGTGCCAAGCCACAACTTCTTCTTCGCGTCGATACGTAAGACCTAGTAACGTACCATCTGCACGTAACGCCCATATAAGGCTCTCAGGTTCTTGCTGATAAGCAAATGCCGTAAGACCGCCCTCTGTTAGATGTTCTGCTAATATCGTAACGTCAGGAGCCGCATACCCACCTGTATCCACCTCACCAGTATACTTAAACTCTCGTACCTTTCGACCACCACGTTGAATAAACAAAGTTAGATCTGCAACTTGTACAGGCTCGTCATTTGTACAACCATAGTTGCTATACTTACGAATAACAGTTGTTGTTGCTGTAACCGGGCCACCGTTGGTTGTTGTAAGTACATATTCACCGCCAGATGTACCAATGATTAATATTCTAGTAGCTGAGAGATAGCGTATAGCGTTCACTTTATTTGATGCAATTGTATAGATTAAAGCATCATTGTCCGCGCCAGAACCTATTGTAAAGTTTTCGTAATCCGCTGATTTGCTAAAGAAAAGAGTTTGTGGATTATTATTGGTTGCAGCGAAAACAAGTCTTTGCTCAAAGAATGTACACACAGATGGATTATTATCTGCCCCAAACAAAGCTGGAACACTTACATTTATTTTTTTTACAGTTCCACCAGAAGACCAAGCCGTATAGTTTGTAGTGTCAATATCATTGCCATCTATGTCTTTCAGCGTAAAAGTATGCGTTGTTACGTTTGCAACAGTAAAATATTTATCATTTAACTGCGTCATTCCAACAATGCTTTCAATCAAAACAGCATCGCCATTTGAAAAAGCATGTGTTTCATGCACCGTTACAACGCCCGGATTAGCTTGTGTTATACCTGTAATTGTTTTTGCGGCCTGTGGTTCGCCTAAATAGATAGCGTCTAGTGTCCAAGCATTGTGATCTGTACGTAATAATGTACGCACCTGATAGCTAGGATGCACCAAATACATAATATCAGCTGATTGGGCAAAACGCAGATTAGGTATATCAGCTGTTAGGTATGGCGTAGCTATCTCATAAATCTTATCAACAGTTACACCGCTTGTGTATGTTGTAAATCCTGTTGTATTTATTGCAACGCCAAACAAATCAGTAAGCGTAAATGTATTAGTTGTAACGTTTGCTATTTTGTAATTTCTTGCAGTTAATTCTGTCATGGCTGATGTATTAGAAAGATACACTTCATCGCCGTTACTCAAACCATGGCTGTTGCTTGTCAAAACACCCGGGTTAGCTTTTGTAATTGCACTAACTGTTTTTGCACTACCTTCTAAAACTTGCAAACCATTACGCAATACGCGCATATACAGATTGCCAAACTCTAGTACATACGTATCAGCTGTTTTAAACTCAAACGGTATAAGCCTTGTTTGCGCAGAACTATTTTTAACTTCTCCTAAATATTCCGTTCCCGGTCTACGTGTTACGCCACCATGAGGCTGAACAATCATATTAGTTAGATCAGACAAACCTTCTTTGTATTTAGCAATAGAAACACGGCCCTCAAGCCTTGGTGATATTTCACCAGCCGTAAAGGTACTGAGAGCCGGGGCTGATCGAGCCATTTAGAACCTCGCCTCAATAAAATCGCTTGCTTCAAGTCTTTGTGGCGCTCCTTCAGTACCATCAACAAATCTAGCTTCTTTTAACTTTTCTTCATACAAAGATGCAGTAACTTGCACCATCGTAGTCGAGCCAGTAACTGCATACGCTACTTCCATAGCTAACCTAGCAGCTAAAGCTTCAATTAAATTAGCATCGTACTGTTGTGGATCAGTTACCCTAGAAACATATTTTATTTTAGCAATAGCTTCATCTGTTAATAATTTACGACCTTCAATTACAAACACCGGGCCACCGCTATTGTTAAACATATTGTCTTGTGGATAGGATAAAGTTCCGTTGCTAAATTCAGTTACACGTAAACAATACGGATCTGTTGGTAGTGCATATTGAAAAGCATAACCAAAATCAGGCGTTTCACTTTCTTTTGCAAGCTCTGATCTTCGCAACAAGCAGTTCCAAGGGTGCGCCCTAAAAACAGTATCCCTTACCGACTCGTACCTTTGATTAACTATACGCGCTGGCTTACTGTTTTCGTCAAGCGCTGTAATATTTGTAGCGCCTAATGTGTTAAGCGCAAAGTTTGCAATATCAACTGTACTAGCCATTTAAATCTCCATAAAAAGAAAGGGGCGCAGACGCGCCCCACTCTATTAGTCTAGAACGTACTTAACGGTAAGTTCAATAGTACCAGTGCCAGCGGCACCGCCCATTGTAACCGTTACAGGTACACCGTCCTCGTTAGCATCTAACTCTGTGCCGGAGCCTAGAGCTAGTGTAGCGATTACGTCCACCTTTTGCGCTGATGTGGAAGCCGCCGCAGCTTTATAAGCTGCCGCTGCCGCGCTTACCGCTGTACCAGCTGCATTAGTATGTGCAGCGTAGCCAACAGACAAGGTTGTAGATGAACCAAGTGCATCATGTGCAAGAGATCCTTCTAGCAATCTAGCGCCATCAGGCATGATAAACATTTCAATAACGTCACCAGACGCTAAAGAAGATGCCTCATAAGTACCATGAGCAACTCTAATTCTGCCGCTCATTTCGTTCGCCTTATTCATAACTACCGGGGTAGCTCGTGAATTAGTGCGTTGTGCTGAATAAACAGTAGCCATAATTTACTCTCCTTATTCGTTACAAGCTATTTCTACTACCTTATCTTCTTCCATGCGTGTAGCACCGACAGATTGGCAATAGTAAACTTGGGTTGCATATGACTTGTCAGCACGTTCATCAATGCGCGCTGATGGCTCTTTACCAACAGCTAGTTTGATGCCATCTGAAGCAAAAGCAATAACCTGACGGTCACTGTTACTATCAGTGTTCAAACGATTTGACACGATAAAGTTAAACCCAACAAATGTGTTAAGCTCACCTTGCGCCAACGCTTTGACTGTGTTGAAGTCGGATGAAGTTACTGTTGTGTTATTTAACAAATCAGAGATTTGCTTTGGTGACACAACAATATGCCGTGTGATTGACGGATCAACAGAGTTTGAATCTAAAAGCTCTTTAGCACTTAGAAGCTTTGCAATTGTCAATCCAGCAGATCCATGAGCAATTTTCTGTCCAGATGGAAGCGCTGTAGAAGTAGCTCCCTCTTTACCAGTATTTGCAGTACCTAGAGCCGCAGTAATGATAACATCATCCATAGCACGACCCATAGCAGCAGCTGCCGCACGGCTGTAGGTTGAGGTAGGATCAGCAAGTAAACGCACTTTGTCTTGATCGTCAATCAAGTCGGCGTACTCGTAATCTGCCATTGTTACCATGCGTCTGCTATGTGGTGTGTCAACCAATGGCGTATCCGCATGGCGTGAGGTTCGTAGAACAGCTGACGCTGCACCTACTTGGTCAAAAAAAGCTTTTTCACCGTTCACACTTTCCGAGTCAACTGCATCTCGCAGCAACGAACCCATTTGCTGTGATAGCATTTGGATATTCGCGGAAAACTGTTGAACAAAAGCTGTATTTATTTGAGTAGACATAAGTCTCTCCTTTACAGTTTCGATTAAAGTTTGCTGCGCTTGGTTATCCCTAATGGGGCCGTGCTACTGCTTTGGGCAGCTACTCCGCTTGTCTCACAAGCTTGACGTTGTGGGCCTTTCGGTTATCCACTAGGTAAATTCACGGAGCCTTAACACCTCTGCGACTACCTTATCTTTATTAGGATGTTTCGCATCCCAATATGCACCTCCCGGCACTGTAAGCTCGTCTATTTGACGCTGTGCCTCTTCCGGGGTCATAACTAATTCTGAAGGCTCACCAACAAGTTTATCTTCACCTATCTGCTCACCTAAACTAGCAAACATTTTTACAATCTCAGGAACATCACCCAATAATCGCCCATCTGCTAATTCTATACTATCAAACAATTCTGTACCGCCTAAAAACGTTCTAGCAGCACTTTGCGCTAATTCTAACCGCTGGTCAAAAGCTTTACCATACTCTTTTTGTAATTCTTCAATACCAGCCTGTTTTGCATCATCAGCTTGTTGCGTTCTTAAATCTCTAAAACCATTTTCCTGTTCTGCTAAATAATTGGCAAACTGACTTGCTTGATTTTGCGTTAAGCCAGCTTCAAAAGCTTTTTCTCGCAAGTTGTGGGCAACCATTTCATTTAAACCGTCAACTTGTGTAAAATCATAACCATCTGAACTTTCTGGCGCGCCTAGTTTTGTATAGACGTTGCGCCATTCATCAGGCGTAGAATGTTTGCCGGGCAATGCAATTTTATCAGCGCCAATCATTCTTTGCGCATGTACATAACTTTTTGCTAATGTTGCCGGGTCTGTAAAATTACGTAAAGATGGTTCGCTACGCAAATCTTCTGGTAAACTTTCTAAAAAATTTATTGGTGCTGTTTCTGCTACAGCAACGGCTGGCGCAGCTTCTTGAGATCCAGTGTCTTGGATTGCCTCTTCACTCATTTCATTTCCTTCTCTTCGGACAACATCCGAACGATCAGCAACACAGTTGCGCGTTGTCCTTCATTAAATGCAGTTTCATAAGGATCGTTGGAAAACGTGGTTGTCTCAAACCCAAACCTAGATTTAAGATCACTCAACACTTTTACACCATCGTCAGACTTAAACGTGCGGCGATAGCTTAATTTTAATTCTTCTAGCTGTTTCAAATTAATCCAGCCTCACTTACAGCTTTTAAACCGGGTCCAGCTTGTCCAACCAGTTCCGCAGCTTCTTGCTGTTGTTGAGCTTGCTGCGCTTGAGCCTGTGCTTCAGCTTGCTCTCTTCTCATACGCGCAACTTCTTCATTACTTTTAATTACACGCGCTGGCATACCTGTAACTTCTACAAGATACTGCACAAGCTTATCATCATCTAAATAATCCATTACAGGAGCTACTTCGCTTACTTGCATCATTATTTCAAAACCACGCAACATAGACTGCAAGTCGGTTAACTTTTGCGCTTTTGCTAATGGTGAAACATATTCAATATCTATTTCTTTACCTTGAAGCTCCTCCGGCGCGGCAGGGAGGAGGCCGTTACGGAGGAGCAATGCAAAAGATCTAGAGATTAGCGGCTGGAGCAATTCGGCTTGTAGCCTACCCAAGACAGGCCCAAGCAACCGCATTTTCTCTTCATTCCTTTGCAAGACTTCCGTAGCGGTCATCGTCTGACTTTGACCAACTAACAATTGATCCACATAAAAAGCTTGACGTATAGCATTACGTCTTTGCTCTTCCATATTTAGACCAAGAGGATTATTTGCACCTATATTTAAAGGCTCTAACCTGTCTCGTGTTCCTGTACGATAGAAGTTTAACGCACCCGGCGTTGTTCTTACAGGCATCATAAAACCATCATCAGGAACCATTAATGGTGGATCTATTTGCTTTTGCGCTGCCTTAATTGTTGTTTCTGACATTTTGTTAAGCATTTTTACATCAGGTAACGCAGTCATTGCCGGGGATCTACCGTACTGGCTAACACTATCTTTAACAAAACGCGGTATCATAAACGGAAAATCGTCAAACCCACTTTCCGAAAGAAGCGTTAAACCATCAGCAAGGTAGTACACTGAAGCAATCGGCTTATCTTTTGCAATCTTACCACCTACTTCACCGCGAGGGAAAACAGCGTGTATTATCTCATGCTCTTTGTACGGATCGTTTTTAATGTCTTTTTCTATTTTTTGCGGCAGCATCTTTTGCTCAAACTGCATACTAATAGCGCGCGCAGACAATTTAAACTTACGATAAATTGTATCTACTCTGCCGCTGGAATTTTCACTTACACATATTTCCGCAATGTGCCGGGAAGCAAAACGTAATCCATCTGGTTCAAACTCTACATATAAAGCAGCTGTACCAAATACTACTAGATCATAATACAATTCATGTATTTCTTGTTGGAAGTTTGATCTATGAAACGCTTGATACATCTGGTCTACGCACGTTTCTAGCCACTCATTTGCAACATCATTGCGCTGCAAATCTTGATCACGGTAGCGCATAGAAAACCAAGGAGTGCTTGGGGAAGTAAGCATACCATGTAAACTGCTAGACAACAGTTCAACGGCGTGTATAGCCGTGCCATCGTATATTAATTCAGTACGCTTATCACCTTGCGTTCTTTTCTTAACAATATCAGCTTTGCGCGGCAGCATATAATCCGCTAACTCTTGCCAATGCTTTTCCCAATTCGATCTTTGCGTTTGCAAAGTTCTGTAACGTCTGTCTAACTGCGCAACTAGGGGATCAACTTGTGCCATTATCTATTCCTGTAACTGTTCATTAGGCTAGGTTTTTTCATTTTCAAACCCTCAACAGAACCACCTTTTGTACGCCCAGCCATTTTCTGATTAAGCTTTTCTAACGGATCTATTGTTGCAACACCACCAATTGCAGCTGGCTGCATAGCGTCTCTACCCATAAGCCCAGCAATATTAGACGGTTGTTTTTTATTCATTAACATTTGTTATCCAGCCAACAAAGATCGTCTTTGTCTTAATCTTGGGTCTTCTTCTTCATCGTCACCTGTTAACAACCCTCTTGGGCCAGTGGCAATTGTTGCGCGTCTTCCTTTTGCGTACATCTCTACCGCTTCATCTTCTGCCGGGCCAACAGATATAGCAGCTTCTTTTTCAGCTTGCCCACCAGCAGCATCGCCAGCCATACCACCGCCAGATAAAATACTAGCTACATTTGTAAAACTTTCTGTATCTTGCGTTATATCTCCAACAGTAGAACCACCAAATGCCGCCGCAGCGCCTTGTCCTACTTCCGATAGCGCCTCTTCGGCAGCATTGGCTTCGTCAGTATCACCAAGCTCTATATTCGTTTCGTCAACAATATCTGATCCAGCAGCTTCATCAGCGCCCTCTAACCGAGTTCCATCGTCATCTTCCCCTTCTTCCCCTTCGCCCTCAAGTTCCTCTTCTTTCTCAATATAAGCCGCCCCTATTTCATCTGCTAATCTTTTTACAGTTTTAACTTCATCTGATGTTTTACCATATATAGCACTTAACTTTGTTCCATCACTTAATGTAATTGTAGAAGCCGTATCTCTTTTCTGTCCTAAAATACCACGCCCAGCCGTCGCATCCGTTTTTACATCTGCCTCAGAATAAGTAAGCTGCTCCCCAGCTTCAGCTTTTTCTAAACCTTGTTTAAATGATGCAAATTGTTTCTGAACAGTAGCAGCATTTGTACTTCTACTAGTGTCTTTTTTTGTTGAAGCTAAATACGTTCTTTTGCCACTTGCATCCGTTTTAATAATTCTTGTACCGCCAGAACCAGCAATCGCAGAATACTTTGTGCCATCAGCTGTTGTATAACTGTCTACTTCTCTATAACCTTTATTAGCATCTGCCATCTATCTCTCCTTATGCAGCCTCAAACGGATTGTAATCCATTTCAGCCATTTTTTGAGGTGCTTCCATGCGCCCATTAGTTTCCCTAAGACCCACCGCCAAATACCTAAAAGCATCTGCTGCATGACTAGAAAAATCATGTACAGGCGTTGCCCTAAAACTTCTAGTGCGTTCATTATACGCCCGGTGATATTGCCTAAGACATTCCAAGCCATGCTTGCACTTCTCTCTATCAAACCATAAACGCGGTATCAACATCTGCGCCGCGTGTATACCATCTTCTATTGGTAACTTAGGAACCACCCGGAAGTTCAACCCTAAATCCCACGCAACTTCTCTTCTGCTTTTTCCACTACCTAACTCACGTACTTCAATATCATGCGGTGCATTATGCTCACCATACAAGTAATTCTTAGAAGAAAGTACCTTACAATAATGCGGTAACCCTTCCCCACGCGCCTCATAATAATCAACTACATGAACCGCACGGCCCACATTCTGCGTAAAAAATATTGCAGTGCTATCGCCTACACCTAAATCCCACCAAGTATCTACCCGAACAGACGGATCGTAGGGTACATTCGTAATCCTACCGCCAGCTTGCGCCTCTTCTAACTCCTTGCCATATACCGCACCCGGTACATTCGCGTTCCAACTACACTCAAACTCTTGAGCATACTGGTCGCTAGACATCATAACCTTCGCCGCGTCTAATTCTTCCTGATCCAATATACCAGTTTCACTAGCCTTATATACAGCAGCTAACCAATCATCATTCGCTACAGCTTCCTCGTACTTCTCATAAAAAGCATTATGCCCCTTCGGGGTGCCAAGAAAAATACAAAACCCTTTCCGATCAGATAAAGCCGGACGCAACACCTCTGGAAACACATTCTCCGGCATATCCGCAACCTCGTCCATCACGCAGCCATCTAAATATATCCCACGTAAACTATCCGGGTTCTCCGCACCCAACAAAGAAATCCTAGCACCAGTAGGTAAATCACACCGCAATTCCGTCTCATGGAAACGTACACCCGGTATCCTACCAGCATACTCCTTTATATAATCCCAAGCCACATTCTTAGCTTGCCTATACGTAGGGGCCATATACGCCAGCCTAGGGTTGTTCTTCTCACACATTAACGCAGCACGTAGTATATGATTAATAGCCCAAACAGTCTTCCCAAACCTACGGTGACAAACAACAACGCCCCACCGCTTCGCAGACATCTCACCATGCAACTTACGCTGCAACTCCCTAGGCTCATAAGGTATCTCAATGTGCATTAGTGCCTAGTCTCGTCCTTGTCAAAATCCATCATTCCAATATTCTGCAACATTCTTTCATATATATCAATCAACAATACCGCACTCTCATACTGCACAGTCGCTGTAGAGGCCTCCACAGTTAGCCTACGCAATTCGTTGATGTGACCTAGTAGAGCTACGTTTTCTTGCTTCATGGGCTTTCTAAGGCTGTGTGAGGGGCAGATACTATAGGTTGGGTATATTATGTAGTTAGCAGGTGCGCGGCAGTTTTTGGGGGGTAGGGTCGGGCATATTCCCCAAAATGACCCTCTAATTCGCATAACATATATTATGTTAACACTTTGTAACGTTTTGTACTGCGCAAGTTCTGCTTTGTTCTGGTTTTGCAATGTCGAGCTAAGATGTTCTGCCTGTGTTCTGCAATCTGGCTGCCTCGCGCACGTAGCTGGGTCAGGCTGGATGTATTGTCATACTAACATACACACCTATCAATGCGTAACAACGATCTCCTCTTCCTCTGGTTCATTGGCGTTCACTGCTACATCACCTCCGGCCCAACTGATCGTAATAGCTGAGTTGCTTGGTTGATCTTCCTTCTTATCTCTAATGCCAAACGGCTGGTTGCGCGCAGCTGTCCATTTAAGCGTGTCGATCTCTAACCTACGCCGTTGCACTTCTGCGTTAATCATACGTGGGTCTGTTACTTCTGGCAGTTCTTCCATAGCTAACCTGTTGATATGATCGCTGTACCATTCGCTTTGAAGTATTCTTGCTTTGCGGTACATTTCCCAAATTTCCTCGTCTGCTTGTACAGAGCGTGTAACGCTGCGATAGCTGGGCATATCACTTCCCTTAGTTATATCTACCAAGGTTTCACCTTCTGCAAGTCTATCGCATATC